TGCCAAAAGGTGTCGGTCTGCCCGCGCACTCTACGGCAGTCGCGCCCCCTGATGACGTTGCCGGGCAGGTGTGCGTTTATAAAGACGGCAGCTGGCAGCAGGTGCCGGACCATCGCGGCGAAACGGTCTACAGCACGGCAACCGGTGAGGCGGTGACAGTCACGCAGCCCGGTGATTATCCGGCCGGGACTACGCCGGTTAAGCCAGAAACGGCCTTTGACCGGTGGGGCGGCGCAGCATGGGTAACTGACAAAGCGGCAAAACAGCGCGCCGCCGTTGAAGCGGCACAGGCGGAGAAAAACGCCCGTATCACCGAGGCGGCGGGCGTGACACAGGCATGGCAGACGCAGCTGATGCTCGGCATTATTTCCCCCGACGATAAGGTAAAACTCACGGCATGGATGACCTACCTGCAGGCCGTGCAGGCGACAGACCCCACCACCGCGCCCGCTGTCAGCTGGCCTGAGCGGCCCGCGCAGTAATCAAAGGCCCGCTACGGGCCTTTTTCCTTTGTGTCATTTGCCAGACAATGGCCGCAGGGTGCGCCCGTGCGCCATCCCTTTCACCATAGCGGAACCCCTTAACAGAGGATCTGCTTTATGGCACAGGATTATCATCACGGCGTGCGCGTTGTCGAAGTCAACGAAGGCACCCGAACCATTACCACCGTCAGCACGGCCATCATCGGCATGGTCTGCACCGCTGACGATGCCGACGCGGCAGCGTTTCCGCTCAACCGCCCGGTTTTACTCACCGACGTCACTACCGCCATCGGCAAGGCCGGTAAAACCGGTACGCTGGCCGCCTCACTGGACGCCATCGCCGACCAGGCAAAACCGCTCGTCGTCGTCGTGCGCGTGGCGCAGGGCGAAACCGAGGCGGAAACCACATCCAACATCATCGGCGGCGTGACCGCAGACGGGATGCGCACCGGTATGAAAGCACTGCTGGCCGCACAGAACGTCTGCGGCGTCAAGCCGCGCATACTCGGCGTGCCGGGGCATGACACAAAGGCGGTGGCAACCGAGCTGCTGAGCGTCGCGCAGACCCTGCGCGCGTTTGCGTATATCTCGGCATGGGGCTGCAAAACCGTGTCAGAGGTCATTGCCTACCGCGCTAATTTCAGCCAGCGCGAAGGAATGCTTATCTGGCCTGACTTCATCAGCTTTGACACCGTGCTGAACGCTGACGCGACGGCGTATGCCACCGCCCGCGCGCTCGGACTGCGCGCCAAAATTGACGAGGCGACCGGCTGGCACAAGTCCCTGTCTAACGTCGGCGTGAACGGCGTCACCGGCATTTCAAAAGACGTGTTCTGGGATTTACAGGATCCGGCAACCGATGCGGGCCTGCTGAACCAGAACGACGTCACCACGCTTATCCGCAAGGACGGTTTCCGCTTCTGGGGTTCGCGCTGCCTGAGCGATGACCCGCTGTTTGCCTTTGAGTGCTACACCCGCACGGCGCAGGTGCTGGCTGACACGATGGCCGAGGCGCAGCTGTGGTCAGTTGACGGCGCGCTGAATCCGTCGCTTGCCCGCGACATCATCGAAAGTATCCGCGCCAGGCTGCGCAGCATGGTGAATCAGGGCTATCTCATCGGCGCAGACTGCTGGCTGGATGACACCGTGAACACCAAAGACACGCTCAAGGCCGGGCAACTCATTATCGATTACGACTATACGCCGGTGCCGCCGCTGGAAAACCTGATGCTGCGCCAGCGCATCACTGACCAGTATCTGGTCAACTTTGCCGCCAGCGTTAAAGCATAAGGAGCTGAACACATGGCCTTACCCCGTAAGTTAAAACACCTGAACCTGTTTAACGCAGGCGACAACTGGCAGGGCGTGATCGAATCGCTGAACCTGCCGAAACTCACCACGAAGTTTGAAAAATACCGGGGCGGCGGGATGCCCGGCGCGGTGGATATTGATATGGGCCTGGACGATGGCGCGCTGGACACGGAATTCACCATCGGCGGCACCGAGGCGAAGCTGTTTAAACAGATGGGTACGCCGACGATTGACGGCATTCAGCTGCGCTTTACCGGCTCCATTCAGCGCGACGACACGGGCGAGGTGCAGGCGGTGGAGCTGGTCACGCGCGGGCGTTACAAGGAGCTGGATTCCGGCGAGTGGAAAACGGCGGACTCCAACACCACCAAAGTGTCGGCAACCAACAGCTACGCCAAGCTGACCATTAACGGCGAAGTGCTCTACGAGGTGGATCTGGTCAACATGGTTCACATCGTTGACGGCAAAGACCTGCTGGAAGCGCACCGCAGCGCGCTGGGCCTCTAACCGGCCTGTTATCATGGCGGCAGGCGCTGGCCTGCTGCTTTTATCAATCTTATTCAGTGGATTAAGAGCATGAGCGACATCAAAAACGAAAAAACCGTCACCCTGGACACCCCAATCAAACGCGGCAAAACCGAGATTAAAGAGATTGTCCTGCGCAAGCCGCAGTCCGGCGCACTGCGCGGCGTGCGGCTGCAGGCGCTGATGGAAATGGACGTCAACGCGGTGATGGCCGTATTACCGCGCGTGTCTGCCCCGGCGCTCACTGCGCAGGAGGTCAACGAAATGGACCCCGCCGATTTACTGGCGCTGTCGGTGGAGGTGGTCACTTTTTTGTTGCCGAAGTCGGCGCTGTCGGCTTTCCCCCAGAGCTGACCGTAGACGATCTGGTGGCAGACATCGCCACCGTGTTTCACTGGCCGCCGCCGGTCATGTTCGCGGAGTCGCTGGCGGACGTGCTGATGTGGCGGCACAAAGCGATCCTGCGTAACGGAGCCGGTGACGATGAGTGACAGAAACCTGCGCCTGCAGGTGGTATTAAGCGCGGTGGATAAAATCACCCGCCCTTTCCGAAACGCGCGCGACGGCTCTAAAGAGCTGTCCGCCGCCCTTAAAGCCAGTAAAGACAGCCTTAAGAGCCTGAACGATCAGGCCGGGCGCATTGACGGCTTTCGCAAAACGCGCCAGCAGTTGGCCATCACGGAGCGCAATCTTGCCTCTGCCCGGCAGGAGGCTGCCGCGCTGACGACGCAGTTTGCCGCCACCAACCGCCCCACGGCGCAGCAGTCCCGCTTACTTGAGCAGGCAAAAAACCGTGTTAATGACCTGCAGCAGAGCTACAACGGCCTGCTGCGCTCGGTACAGCAGCAGCGCGGCGCGTTGACCGCCGCCGGTATTGATACAAAGCAGCTGAGCGCGGCACAGCGACGCCTGAAAACCGACGCCAGCGCCGCAACGGAGGCGATTGAGCAGCAGCAGCGTGAGCTTAAAAAGCTGGGCGAGCGCCAGGCTAAATTGCGCGCCGTGCGTGAGCGCTACGGCAAAACGCTGGAGGCCCGCGATAAGGTGGCCGGAGCCGGGGCGACAGCCACGGCGGCGGGCATGGCAATGGGCGTGCCGTTTGCTGCAGCAATCAAAGCCTCGGCGGATATGGAAGACGCCATGAAGGGCGTGGCTAAGCAGGTCAACGGGCTGCGCGATGACAAAGGCAACCGCACCGCGCAGTTTTACGACATGCAGGCCGCCATCAAGGCCGCCAGTGAGCAGCTGCCGATGGAGCACGGCGCGGTTGACTATGCCGCGCTGGTTGAGGGCGGCGCGCGCATGGGCGTCACCAACCAGAATGATTCTTACGCCGACCAGAAGCGCGATTTACTGGCCTTTGCCACCACGGCGGCCAAAGCGTCAACGGCGTTTGAGCTGCCCGCCGACCAGCTGGCCGAGGGGCTGGGTAAAATCAGCCAGCTGTACAAGATACCGACCCGCAACATTGAGCAGCTGGGCGATGCGCTGAACTATTTAGACGATAACGCGATGTCGAAAGGCGCAGACATTATCGACGTGCTGCAGCGCATGGGCGGCAACGCCGACCGGCTGGACTTTCACAAGGCGGCGGCGCTGGGTTCAACGTTCCTTTCACTCGGAGCCACGTCTGAGATTGCGGCGAGTTCGGCTAACGCGATGGTGCGCGAGCTGTCGATTGCCACCATGCAGGGCAAGCGCTTTCAGGAAGGGATGACGCTGCTTAAGCTGGACCCCAAAAAGATTGAAAAGCAGATGACCACGGACGCGATGGGGACCATCATCAGCGTGCTGGAGAAGGTCAAAAAACTGCCGAGCAGTAAGCGACTTAGCGCCCTGACGATGATATTCGGCAAGGAGTTCGGCAAGGATGCGGCGAAGCTTGCCAACAACCTGCCGGAGCTGCGCCGACAGCTGGCCCTGACGCAGGGCGATGCGGCGAAGGGTTCGATGGAAAAAGAGTCTGCCATCAACAAAGATTCTCTGTCGGCGCAGTGGCTGTTGTCCAAAACCGGCCTCAATAACGCGATGAGCGGCCTGGGCGACACGCTGCGCCAGCCGCTGATGGACATCATGGGGGCGATTAAAAAGGTCACCGGCATGGCGGCGCAGTGGATCGAGAAAAACAAAGCGCTGGCTGGCACGCTGGTGAAAGTCGGCGCGG